AGGTGAACGGGTCATCTGTGCCAGATCTGCGAAAGCGCGCTTGAAAGAACGCGGTTCTGGTGACTGTCCCATCTGATGGGTTGGATGTTTTGCCAGCCTGCACATAAAGGAAGATCGACGGCACGATCGCGCCGCTCGAAGTGACTTGCAGCGCGGCTTCGTCCGACACGACGTTCGAAATAAACGGGCGGGGCGGGCCCGTGAATGATGCAGAAACTGGATCCGATAGGATGGTCGTGTAGTCTGGGATCGTCGTTGCGGCGTTGTAAATCGCGGGCGAGTAGGGCACGCAGGTCACAGCCGCCGCGAGGTCGTCGAGGTATTCAATGCCCGCGATCAGAACTTCGAGGCTTTCAAGGTTCTGCTCCCCGAACTGGAACAGATCGCCGGTGTTGACATCAGACCCGCCGCTCGTCGCCTCGACAGTGTCGCTGGTCACAGTCGTGCCAGATGACGCGACTGTCAGCGCGCGGGTCGTGCCCGTCGCGGTTTCGCGGATCCGCAGGGTGTAGGCCTTGCCAGCTTCTCGCGTGACCGGCTCGTCCAGAACGATCGTATTCGTGGCGCGTGATACGACGCGCCCCGACATCTGGCCTATCCCCGGCACATCGTGCGTCAAGCGGCACAGATCGCCGCGCATCGCGACCAGATGCTCGATGTCGAGTTCGAATGTGAAGACCTCCGGCCGAAGGCGCGCCGATGCGATGTAGTGTCGGCCCAGCTTGTAGACGTTGGCCGGGTTTGTCTGGCCGGGAAGATCAATCAGCTGGAAGGTTGTCGCGTTCGCGGCATTAAAGCCGTCGTCATAGACGACGCGTTCGTCCTCGCGATAGCCTTTGTTCTTGTTAAAGAACCGGATCCGCAGCGCATCCGGGATTTCGTTGTATATGATCTGCCCGGCAAAATTGCGGGTGTTGCGCGGCGTGAAGTGCTGGATGACTGTCGAGCGCGGTTTCTCAATGATCACTGTCCATTTGTCATCGACATATGCGGGGCTGGCTTTGCCCGCGTTCGCAACGTCTTGCAGCAGATCGCGCACCGACAGTTGGAAGTCGATCACCTGATCGAAAGCAAAGCCGTTTGTTTCGCAGAACTCATACCACGCGCCCAATTCGTCATTGTTGATATTCGCGTTCGTGACCGGCTTCTTGTTCGGCGCGCCCTTGAGCACGTAGCGGAAGATCGCGGCAGGGTTCGATGTCGCGCTCGTTGCCGTTGTCCAAGCGGAGCCGTTCCATGTCGGGATCTTGAGCGATACCAGCGCATTTAGCTGATCCACCACGCCGTTGAGTTGGTCTGTCGCTTTGATCCGAAACGCGCTTTTCGCGATGCCCGATAAGAGCACGGGTTCGGATCGCGTATTGAACGACCGCAGATCCGTCCAGATGCAGCTATCGTTGATCTTTGGACTGGTCGATTGCGCGACTGTCCGCCTGATCCGAACCTCGTATTGCCCAGAGGTGAGCCCGCGTTGGCGCTGTGACACGCGCTTCACCTGAGCGGTGTCATCTGTGTAGGTCTGGTCGAACCAAGCTGTAAATGATCCCGCGCCGACAAGTCGATACTGCCCAATAATGCGCGCGGAAGTATTCACACGCTGGCCTTTGTCGTTCTGTTTGAACAGCCCGGCGGGGAATGTGAATGTCACGCCGATCTCCGTCGTGGCGCGCGGCGTCGTGCGTTCGACAAAGCTGGTCGTCAGCTTGATAGATAGATCTTCTTGGCTGGCATCCGCTGGATAGAGATCAAGCTGGGTCGCGCTGCCGTTAAAATCGTGTTCGGTTTCGACCTCTGCGTAATCGCCTATCGGCGTGTTGCCGATCCTGATGTCAGAAACGGAGACAGGGCCATAGCCCCAGATCAGCACAAAGCGCAAATACTGTGCATTGCCGACGATCTCTGTGTAAGGGGTCGCGCCATAGGGAGGAACCATGCGGTGCGTGCCCAGCACGACCGGCACAGTCTGAAATGGTGTTATGCCGTTGCGCGCCGAGCTAATCCCATAAGTTGGGCTTTCGCTGCGGTTCTGGGTCTGACGCGGGCCGATCAGGGCTGACGCTGCGTAGGTGATAGCCATAGAGATCGCCGCGCCCACGACTGCTGCCCCAAATGCCCCAAATGTGACGCCAAGCGCAGTGCCCAGCGCGGTGGTGAGCGTTGGCGCGGCTACGGTGCCGAGGATTGAGATCAGCGTGACGGGATCCTGTGGCACGATGCGCAGATATACTGAAGCGCCAGATTTCGGGCGGATCTTTGCCCACAGGTCTGGCTCGATATAATCGCCGCCGATAAACGCGCTGATGTGGTCGCGGTCGAGTTCATCAGGAACTAGCGCCGCGATCAAATCCGCGAGCGTGCCGACGGGTGCGACGCGCACAATCAGGCGATCGCCCTGCGATAGCGGGCTCAGAACGAGCGTAATCTCAATATATTCTGCGAGCGCACTCTGTTTTGGGTGGGTGAGATCATTCAAGGCGATATGCTCCGATCACGCGCTGCAAGAACCGACTATCGCCTCTATAGCGCGAAACACAGGATCCGATAACCTCTTCTGCGTGGAGCACAAAACCCGGCTCCGTCACAATCCCGCAATGCGTCGCGCGCCGCTTGCCCTTATAGAACCCCCACATATGCAAAACATCACCAGCGCGCACATCCGATAGATCGACCTGCACGCCGGTCGCGGCAAAATCCGCGAATGAGCCCATGCCGCGCTCGATCTGGCTTTCCATCTCGTCATGGCGCGGTAGTTTGATCTTATAGACTTCTTTGTAAACCAAGCAGACAAGCCCCCAGCACGACGCGCCTTCGCGCGTTGTCCCGTTCCATTTGAACGGGATCCCGACATAATTGTTCCACCAGTTAGAAGATGCCGGGGAAAGTAGACGGCGAGAAGGTTGCACTTGGGAAGGGCTCCGTGAGAAAATTGTCGATCGTGAGGTCGATGTTCATCGCGTCTGCGTTATAGCTGACCGACGCCGCGACCAGCCCCGACACGCTCTGCAAAATGACGTCTGGCGCGCTGGCATCAATGACTTCGAGTTTGAATGCGGGCCGCTCGCGCTGCCCGGCGAGCGTGCGTAGGATGTTGAGTTCGGTCGTGACATGCGACAGCGTGAGGCGCGCCCGCACTTGCAGTTCTGGGCTGTCTGGCGGGAGCGTCACGGCGAACGGAAAGGCGATATAGGTGTTTCCGCCGGATGTGATGTTCTCTGTGTTGTTGACCAGATAAAACGTGTCCAGATCGCTGTGCGTGATCTCAAGCAGCACCAGAAACGCACGCGTCGTCGTCTGCGAGTTCACGGCGGTGATAACAGCGGTGGGAAGGGTGCGCGCCATTACGGGAGCACCTCCAGCACGATTTCGATGCGCCACTGCCCAGTGCCTGCCGTGCCCCCGCCAGCGACGGCAGAGAGGGCAGGCGGCGACACAAAGCGCGCTGAGATGGTCGAGAAATCCGCAGGGTCGATGAAATCGAATGCGTCCGTGCCTTCTGAGATTGTCGTCTTGTAGAACGTGTCAAACGTCGCGCGCTGCGTGCCCGTCAGCAGCATTGTGCCCGACAGAAAGCGTGAGGTCGCGGTGAACCGCTTGCGCTGCTTATAGGGGCCGGTTTCGGTCTGCGAGCGGATGAAGCCCTGCTGCCGCGTGTCCTGCACGCCGACTTCAAAATATTCTGGAAGTGATCCCGGCCACGTTGGCATGGTCTAGCCCCTCTGCTGCAAGCGGCCGCCGAGCCCAAACGTCGTGCGGATCGCGCGATAGCTGGGCCCGCCCGAGGTGATGTCCTGCGCGATGGCGCGGCCGATCTCGACGATGATGTTCCCCGCGCTGTCCGACGACGCCGTGGCGTCCTGCCCGCTGTAATTGTTGATGATGACATTCGGCGCGCTGTTGCCGTTCGCTGCGGACACGCCCAGCTTGCCATCCGCGCCGCGCGCCAGCGGCATGATCGCCTCCGGCCCTGCTTCGCCCATCAGCCCGATGCCGTTTGCGAACGGGAAGATCGTAGGCCCGCCGACGACGCCGCCGTTTGCAAAGGCGGTGACGCCCGCGCTGTTAAACACGCGCCCGTCCGCCGCGAATATCCCCGCGATCCCAGCCGCGATAGGCTTGGAGAACTGCTGCGCGAATAGATCCTGCGCGACTTGCGCAAGCACGTTTGAAGCAAAGTCGAGCAACGCCTCTCCGAGCGTCTTTGTCCCGTCTAACACCGAAGCGAACGCGCTGTTGAGCTCGCTCTCGATCGTGCCCGCGACGCCTTCAACCACTTTTTGGAATGGGTCAAAGGTTTCGGTCAGCTTTGCCACCTCTTGATCGACTTTTGCCGCCGCCGTTCCGCTGCTGCGCATAGTATCGTTAAATGATGCAAGCGCGGCCTGAGCTTCAGCGGTTGCCACAGCATTGTCGATAGTCTCCTGCCGCAGAGTTTCAAATTGCATCCGCAGGATCCTGTCCTGCGATCCCCGCATAGCGCCTGCGGATTGATTAAACTGTTCCGCAGCCAGCGCACCGGCTTGCCCTACTGGGTCGCCCGCAAATTGCAGCCTGATTTCCGCTTCGCGGCGCGCTTGCGATGCGTTCGCTGCCATCGCGATGGCGTTTGATGCTGCGCGGCCCATTTCGTCGGCCAAGGCGGTGGCGTTAGACGTCGCAGCGCTGATGTTGTTCGCAGCCGCCCCTGCGTTGTCAGCCAGATCTAGCCCGGCCAGTGCGGCATTGATCATTTGCTGGGTAAGCTCGCGCTGCGCCTCCGTCATGTTTTCCGTGCCACCGGTGATCTCAAGCATCAGCCGTTTGACTTCAGCAAGTGCAACCACCTGTTCGTCGACAGTCAACGCGGTTTGCAGATCTGCGAGAGCGGCAGAGAACGTGATCGCTTCTTCTTGCGTCGCGCCCAGCGCCTCTTTGACGCTTTCAATTCCCTTCCGGTATCCAGCCAACTGATCAATCTGAACTTGTAAGCTCCCGATACTGTTAGAGAGCATACCAGCCTGCTCGCCGCTGGCTGTCTCTGCTTGCTTCTGAAGATCCGCCATCTGCGCCCGCAGGGCTTCGACTTTTTCCCCCGTGGCGATTAGTTGTTCACCGGTCTGGCCTTCAAAATCACCAAATGCGCTGACAAGCGCTTCAGAAGACGCCGCGAGCGCGTCTAGTGCGTCCAGCTTGGCAAGTTCTTGGTTGATCTGTAGAAGCTCGCGCGCCTTGCCTGATGCTGCGCCATATTGTGCAATTAGCTTATCGGTTGGCGAAGCAGCGGCGGCGGATGCTGAAGCATAGGCGTCAACAGCATCAGTGAGGTCATCCATCGCCTTAGTGAGCGCCTCAGCGCCGTCCGCAGCGCCGAGAATAGAAGGCGCGAAGGTCAGAAGCGCACCGACTGCAACGCCGATGACTGCGCCGAGCGGCCCGAACCCGCCCAGCATTTGCGGGAGTTGCTGACCGAGAGCGCGGGATGCTGGAACGCCCATCTCCATCTGAACGATAAGGTCAGAAAGCTGAAAGCTGGTGTTTTGGATGCGAGACGAGTTGTTGTTAAACGCAGCACCGATGCGATCCATCGCGCCCGGGAGCGGGCGCGCCGTTGCTGCGACCTTAGATTGCGCGGCAGAGGTCGCGTTAAGCTGGTTCTCTAGGGTGTCGGCTGCGCCCGCAGCGCCCTTTGCCGCGCTGCTGAACTGGCCGAGTTGCTGCGCAGATTGCGCAGCGCCTTTGGTCTGAACTTCGACGCCAAGCGTTACTATGTCTGCCACTTCTTCGCCCTCTCTGCGTGCCACAAGCCATCGAGTTCTGCGATCGCGTCGACTTCTAGGGGCGTGAAGATCCGCCCGGTGAGCTTACTATATGCTAACACCTCCGAAAATGCTATGGGCGCGTCGGCCTGCCGAGACCGATGCAGGCGGAGGAACACAGACCAGAACTCGCCCATTGTTGGCGGCAGGGGCGTGATGTTTAGTTCGTGCGGGCGAATCCCCGTCGCCTTCTCGACCTGTTCGTAATGCTCGCGCAGCGAGATGCCGTCTTTATCCCGTTGTGCGAGCCGAAAGACCCCCTCAGCGTGCTTTATTAGCTCGCCGAGGGCTCCTCGAAAAAATTGGCGCGGATCGACGCCGCCGTGAAGATGTCATCGCGCAGCCACGACGGAAACTTAGCATAGACCTCCGGGGCGTCTTCCACGCGCGGGCGATCTTTGCCTGCGGTGATGTCCCAGCGCGCCGTGATCCGCCCGAGGAACGCGACCAGCTTTTGCGTTTGGTCTTCGATCCCGAGGCGCGCCACTTCTGCCAGCGCGTTGCGGTATTGCGGCGTGTCCGCGCCATAGATCTCGATCCATTGCGGCGACCCGTCTTTGTTCAAGACGGGCTCCTTTTTGATCGGGTGCAAAACCGCGTAGGTGTAGGTTTCGCGAAGCGTGAGGTCGTAGAGATCCATCAGTTTCCCTTTATGATGTCGTGCGGGTGATGCGCAGCTGCGTGCCCGTCGAACTGTCGCGCAGCGCAACGAACGGGATGGTGATCAGGCGCGATGTTGGGCCGGCAACAGGAACAGCCGCGCCGTTGATCTTGATGCGCGGCATCAGCAGCGTGTAGTTTAGGCCTGCCACGCGGTCGTCCAGCACGATCGAAAGCGAGCTTTCGGTCTCGTTCAAGAACTTGGTGATCAGCGCCGCGTCTTGGTAGAACACAGTCATCGTGCCTTCTAGGTTCGACATCCCAAATTCCATTTGAGGAGTGGTCGTCGATCCGAGCGCGAATGCGGGGTTCAAGTTGTTGTTGAGCGTGAAATCGATTGAATTGACGTAGGCAATGGTGGATCCGCCTTCGCTGATCGCGCCGGAAAAACTGTCGAATGGTTCGTTGCCGGAGGCTGCGGTCAAGCTCGCATCGAGCGGGCTTGTGCCCTGCGTCATGTTTTTGCCGATGATCCCGAATGTCGCTGTCGTCATCTGGTTAGGCGCGATCGAGATCTGCATCGTGTTGACCATGCAGCCAGTGAAGCCGCGGTATTGCGTGATGTCCAGCGCGCCATCTTCGATCGTAAACGACTTCACAGTCGTTCCGGTGTTCAGCACATTGGTCGAAAACGCGCCAAACATCACGCCTTCAAGCAGCCAATCATAATCAGCCGGGCGCATCTCGACGACAATATCGCCAGCGACAGTGCGCTGCCCGTGGCGATCAACGCGTGGCATACGATCCGGCGTGATCTCTGCCGACTGCACGCGCGTCTTCGACAGATCGATGGAATGCGTGTTAAATGGGATTGCCGCCATCGCGGGCGTCGCGGGCGTCGTGCCGTAAGTGCTTTCCGCCACATAGGCGAGCTGTGTTCTAGAACCCTGTGCAAATGGCATTTGTGCGCCCTCCTTTTATGAGCTGGTGTAGGTGTACCATGAAATCGAGACAGTGACGATATACCACGGCGTATCGAGCACGGCGACGCCGCGCTCTGCGTAATTGAACCGCACAGTAACGCCGCCTGATGTCAATCCGGTGTCGACTGTGAAAGATGCGCGAATAGCGTCTGCCAGCGCGTCAGCGGCAGCTGGGCCTGCGCCTTCTGGCAAGTGCGCGGTGACTAGGAAACTGCCATCGTGCCGGATCTGCGGGCTGGGCCCGCGCACGGCTGGGCGGCTCGTCACGGGCACAAGCGCCATGCGAACCCACGCGGTGTTGGTCGTTGGGGTGAACCGCACGTTCTCCCATGCGCGATTGCTCGATGACGGGATCCCCGAAACATTGGCGATCTGCTGCTCAAGCGCCGCGCGGATGTCCTGCATCACTGTCATGGGATCCCCGTCGCTTTGATGTTCCGGATCTCGATCACGACGTCTGCGGCGATTGCGGAGGCGCGCGCGAGCACCTTTGCAAGAAACTGGGTGCGCGCCTCAACAAAGATCGCATAGTTCGCGCCGTTCAGTAGGTAAAGTGATCCGTCAAGGCTGGCCAGCGCGCCAGCCTGCCCAGAGAGGCGCGCAAGCGTTGCCCCCGGCGCGCCTGCGGTGATCTCGCCCTGCCCAGCGCCGGGCGCCCCTGTGAGTGTAGAGGAGAGAAACCACGACGCACGGAGCCGCCCGGTCTTCACCGGCGTGCCGCGCACGACCTCAAGCGCGAGCCGGTTTGCAAATTCGTTCCGCGCTTGCGCGACTGTCGCCCCTGCATCAGCGGCGAGCTTGTCGAGGTCGACTGTGATTTGCTGGAGGATCTGCCCCTGCGCCATCATTCCCTCGCTTGGCAGATATAGGCGAGGATCGACGCGCCGCTCTTAATCGTCTGGACGGAGACGACCCGCACCGCATCGCCTTCGCCGCGCAGTTCGTCATCGATCTGCGGGGTTTTGGTCAGCGCCGTGCCGTTATAGGTCGCGGCCATGACTGCCTTGCGGTCGCCACGCTGCACAAGCGTGCCGTCGATGTCACGCGAATTATAGTTGAGGAAGACGACGCGCGCCGTTTCGTCAGCGTTAGATCCGCCCGTGACAGCGCCGGTTGACGGGCTGTAGGATCCGCCGTTGTTCGGGCGGCGAAACGTCAGATTGTAGCCGTGCTCCCGGAGGAGCGCGACGACATCCCGTTGCATCTCCGCCCCGGTTGCCATTGCGTTTAATCCTCATCAAGCATTGGGTCGAAGCGCGGCGGATTGCTGAACTGATCGACCCGGAACGCCGAGGGGACGCGATCGGTGTCGGTCTCGACGCCCTCCATCTCGCTGATCGACATCCCGCCAGCCACCGGCACGCCCAGCCCGACAGATCCCAACCGCTTGCCCTCTTTGATGAGGCGAACGGCGAGCTCTGCATATTGCGTCGCGCGCTGGGAGTAGGAAGACGAAACGCTTTCAATGCTGGTGTCCACCAGCCGCGCATATTTGCCCGAAAGCGCGCGGCAGATGAGCGCGCTCGCGTTGTAAATGTCATCAGCAGCCTGAGAGAGCCCGAATGCGATCTCTTCGTCGCTGACTTGCTGATCGGTCGTGTCGGTGTCGCCTACGAGGAGGCGCACGGCATCCCGCCGCGTTGTTGCGCTCGTTGTGCCGGGCGCTCCCCCGTAAGTCCACGTCATTAGACCACCTTTTTAGTTCGCGTCGGTTTAACCGGCGCGGGATCTGGGACATCTTCGGCGATCTCTTCGCCGAGGCCGTTTTCGCTTAGGTCGACTTCAAGGTTTCCGGGCGCATAATGGCGAACCTTACCCGCCCGGAATAGGAGCGCGACCTTCTCTGCGGCAATGCCAAGGGCTTGCCAATCGAACGCTGCGCCGCGATTGAACCGACGTCCGTGAGCCACGAACGAGCGGAACGCGAAGAGCGGGTCCGACTTCTGGAAAGATCTCTGCTCGAGCTTCATCATGCGACGATCGCGTCCCAGAAGTAGCCCAGCGACGAGGAGACGACCTTGTGATCGTAGTGCGAGCGAGCGCGCACGACGTCGGTGTCTTCTTCATCACGGCGCTTGGTGTCGATCACGAACCCGTACTCGTTCGTGCCGCCCAGATAGCCCGCCCACGAGAACGTGTAGCCTGCTGCGGGCGTCATGATGCCGGGCGATGGTGGGCGATAGGTCAACAAGCACTTCTTGCCCAGAATGAACGAGTGAGCGGCGGTGTCGCCCTCTGCTGCGGTGTTCTGGATGGCCTCGCCTACCATGACCTCATCAACTTCGAAGATCTGCGCAAGCAGGTTCAGCGAAGCGATCGAAGGCTGCGAGGTGGTCGCGCCGCCGTTGATCCGGCCTTGGATGTCTGGGTGATCGATCAATGCCGAATAGACCGGGCGGCCCATCGCCATGACGTTTGGCTTGATGCCGGTCGAGCCGAGGATGAAGTCGATCCCGGTGCGCACGTTGCCGATAGGGTCGCCGTTGGTCGTGTCCGACCAGCGAATGACCTGATCAGTCGAAGGCGAGGACGCGACGCCGGTGATGTCCTTGCTCCAGATGCCGGTCGAGAAGAACGACGACGAGAAGTCGACTTCTTTTTGGATTAGCATCTGGTGGGTCGCCAGTTCTGCGGCTGCGCGTGCAGGATCCGCAGCTGGATCTGCGTTGGCGCGCACTTGGTCTGGGATCGGGATCGCGACGCCATATTCCTCGCAGAAATAGCTGTCGTTAGAGACGGCATAACCGACCTCAGACACGCGAGCACCAGCGGCGCGCTTCTTAGCGCCGTTGCGGTTGAAGAACGAGCGGTCGAACGTGAAGAATTTGTCCGACTGCTTTTGCACTGGCACGTTCTGGAAAACGCGCGAGGAGATGAACGACCCCGGGTTTTGCAGCAGCGCGACAGAGATGTTAGTAAGGGCTGCGTCGATATGGAACGCGCCGACGTTAGGTTGTGGCATGATTTAAATCCCCCTGCCTTATGCTGATGCGCCGCGAGGCTGGAATAGGATCTCGATGATCCGCCCAGCCGCGCCAGTTTCAAGAGCCGTGCCGAGGATGATATCCCCGGTCGCTGGATTTACTGCGGTTCCGCTGGCATCAGAAGCCACGGGCCCGCCACGGGTGACGACGCCACCGCAAACGACCTTGACCTTGCCAGCGATCGCCACGAGCGCAGCACGCCCAGCGGCTGCGGGAGCGTCTTGCAGAACGCCGTCCGCGTCGAGCCCGTCACCGGTGGGGTCAATTTGACCATCCGCTGCGACGGAAACGAAGTAGAACTGCTTCGTCGAGAGGTCTGCACCAGCCTCGAGCGTGACGCAGAGCATATTGTCTTGAGTTGCCATTCGAGGCCTCCTTACTGCGCGTGATTGCGTTTAGCGAAGAGCTCCGCGCCGCGTCCGGTCTTGGTCACTTCGGCGAATGCCTTGGCGAACGTGACCTTCTTTTCGGCGGCGAAATCTTCTGCCATCTTGTTGAGTTCGGTCATGGCGTCGGTCTCTTGCGGAGCGACGCTGCCGAACTCGCGGGTCAGCTTCGAGGCGAGAGCGTTCGCGCCTTTCAGCATAGCATGGGCTGCCTTGCGGACAGCTTCATCAGCGATCGCGTCGACCGCTTTGAGAACTTCGCCCTTGGTCACGGCGTCGCCTGCCAAGTGCGGGATTTCGGCGCTCACGCGCTTGACCAGCTCTTCGGCTTCCAGCTTCTTTGTGACGGCTGCGAGTTCGTCAGCCTGCTTTGAGATCACCGACAGGACGCTCGCAGGGAGCGCGCTTTTCAGGATCGTCTCGCCACCGACTTCGATATAGTCTTCGGCTTTGCGCTTCTCGACAGTGACAGCCTCATCCGCAAGTTGGACGACATAGCCTTCGGTCTCAAGCGATTTTACAAGCGCGTCGACAGAACCTTCGAGGCGCTTGTTTGCCGCCTCGAGTTCCACGAGGCGCTTTTCTTGATCGGACATAGATTGACCCCCTTTGCCCGGATCGCCGGACGGGCCGGCCCCCTTGCTGCGCCTCATCTGCGCAACCTGTTTGCGGGCGTCGTCCTCTGACATCCCTCCCGCAATCAGTTCTTTGATTTTGTCTTCGTCTGGCATCATGTCGCGCTTGAACATCACGACACGCGCAGCCGGGTTTGCGGGTTCGTCGACCAGCGAGAGCTCGATCAGTTCCAGATCCGTCAGATTATACGGCATTGCGTTTCCCCATGCCTCCGATGCTAAAGGCGGCGAGTTCGCCGCTCTTAACTCTGCTCCATACACTATCATCGTGCACTTTCATAGCCACGATCCACCCTTCCATTGCAGAGTGCACGCCCAACGCCTCGCCCAGCGCCTTTGTGAGCGGGAAGGAGTGAATAACCTCCCCGATCTTGCCGCCTTCGTGCATCGCTTTGGCAGTGCGAACGTCGGCCATAAAGTTGTCGGCGGCCTTGGTCATCACCTCCGCCGAGATGATGTCGCCCTGCCGGTCAATCATCGGCTTGCCATCGATCGACACGACCGACGCCCAGCCCCAAACGATGCGCGCTTCGTCGTCGATCTTGATGATCTTAGCCGCGCGCTTTTCCATGCGCGCGTCGATGATCGCGCTGATCGCGGCGTCGATCACGGCTTCGATCATCTCGCCCGTCGGATCTTCGACCTCTTCGCCTTCTGGCGACATCATGCCCGCCGTGCCCACCATGTCGAGGTAGTCCTCATGCGTCGCCCCGGGCATATAGAACACCTGCCCGTCTGGCCCTTCGGTCATATGCGCGGCGAGCCCCAGCCCGAGCTGTTGCGCGCGCTGCACTGCTTCGATCGACGTCGTGAACACGTCATCCGAGATCTGCCGCTTTTCCATCTGGTTCATTTTCGTCATCTCCGAGACTGAGGTTCCGCTTTCCCACATCCGGCACGACCAGTAACGCGCCGAGGTCTTGTCGGTCGCCGTGTCGCAAGAGTGCCGCGAGCGGAAGTTGGCGCGGGCTTGGGGGTCATCACGGCGGATCTCCATCTTGGGATCGCCGAACGTCACTTTCTTGGTCTTGTCGCCGTCCTTGACGTAAACGCCGAACTTCTTGCTCGCGCCAGCTGGGAGGCGGAACGGCTGGTCAAGTTCGACCTCGCGCCCCTGATAGTCGGCTTTCTCGACGCCCCGGGTCGACATAGGATGTTTTTCTGGCAACAGATCCGTGTCGTGCTTGCCCGACCGAAACCGGCCATCGCGGATGGCGCGCAGGAAATTGTTGACCCGCGCCATAGCCCACTGCTCCGGGGAGCTTACACTGGGCCGCACGCTGCCCGGGTTCGTGCGATACGCGCCGATCCCCCGGTCATAGACCTGCCGCAGCATATCGACAGTCACGCGCCCCTTGTCGCCGTCCTCTGCGTTGTGCGCCTCGACCTTGGCGCGCAGCGTGTCCGTTGACACCTTCTCGAGCGCCTCGTCGGCCTTCTCGATGTAAACGCCGTCCTTGCCCTTTGTGTAGCCTGCGCTCTCGATCGCAGCATACGCCGCGCCGAATGCCCGGCCCTCCTGATAGCCCCGCTCGATGCTGTCGTTGAACACGCCGCGCCAGATTGATCGCGCCTTATCGCTGGTCAGCACGCGCTTCACCGCGCCCGGTAGATCGTCATTGGTTTGATAGGGCATATCAGATCCTTTTCAGGGGAGGACAGAGATTTGAGGAGGGCGCAAAATCGGCCAGAACCCCGGAGGTGCGACCCTGCGCTAGCAGGTCTCCCCTTCGGGTTCCATCCGCAGGTTCACAGGGAGGAGAGGATAATACTATAGGGAAACCTGTCCTCTCCTCCCAGTTTTTGGGCGCGGTCAATCGACATCTTCGATCCACCCATAGAAGCCCGCCGATGCGGTCGCCGCCTTGTCTGTCGTGACGCGAAACCCGATGATCGCGCCGGCTGGAAATGCCGCCAGCGCGCCATCCGCGAGCGCCGTTGTGTTGTCTTGCAGTTCGATCGTGCCCTGTCGAAACAGCATCCCGACGTCCTCGAAGCGGTCGACGCTCCCGTCGAGGTTCCCGATCACTGATGCAACGAATGAGATTTGCACCTTGGCGGCGGAGGTTCCCGAGTTCGCGCCAGCAAATAGCGAATGAACGATCAGCCGCTTGCCATCTGGGACGCGGAAGGCGGTGCTGCGCGTGCCGCGCGCGCCAGCATCAAGCAGCTTATAGCGAGTGTCGCTGTTCGTGACAGTGATGTCGCCGACAGCGCCTTTTACAGATCCAAATGTCAGCCCATGCAGATCGCCGACCCAGCGCACATTGGTCGCCGTCGTCAGCACGGGCGTCGTGCCGTTCATCGTCACGATCTCGCTCTGCGGGTTCAGGTTCGCGTCGAGATAGTTGAACCGCAGCGTTCGAACGCCCGTGCCTGCCGCGCTGTCCTGCGCGCTGGTCGAAACCAGCGTCATCTGCACGCCGCCTGCGGGCGCGACGGACGGGTCTTTCACAGTCGAGCCGGGCCATATCATAATATCTGTCACCGCGCCGCTGGTCGTCAGCGTCCCGGTGACAGCGATCGACTGCGCGCCCTCGACGCGTCCCCGGGCGATCTCGACCTGCTGCGTGAACATCAGTCGCCAGATCCGCTGCGACCAGTCGCGCACGGGCTTGATCGTCTTTGTGTAGCCGGTTTCCGTCATAGCACCTTGCCTTTTTCTGGATCCGGAACGGAGACCCCGCGAATGAAATCTGCGTCGGTTATCGGGCTCCCGCGCAGGATCGCCCGGCCCATTGTTTCGGGGAGTGCGTAATATTCAGCATCGCTCATAGACCGCATATCCGGGAGATCACCGGGGAACCGCTCGATGTAGCGCTCAATCGCGGTTCGAAATCTCACAGTAAATGCGTCCATCATCTGAGCGCCTCCTCAACCATTGCTTCAAACATCTTCGACGTGCGCGGGAAGAACCGCACGAAAACCGCGTATTGAGTTGCATTTCCGCTAGTCCACGCCTCGAACCAGTTTGCAAATAGCTGGGCGCTTGTCCCAAGTCCGTATTTTCGAGACGATGATCTATAAGTGAAATCTGATCTTTTGCCGACAAGGTTCGCTCTATCTGATAGAGTAAGGAACTCTGCATAGTAATCTTTTTTATGCCCAAAGTTGTATCCAATGTCTTGAAGCGTCGCCGCTCCTATGCTGTCAGATAATCCGGCGAGCGGGGATCCTCTCTTGTATGAGGCAAGCTGCGTTAAGAGCGTCCAATGATCGCGCTGGTCGTAGGATACGAGAAATTCAACAGCGTTGCGCACCGCCCGGAAGGTCTCGCGGGAAGTATCCGGGATTGCGCCGGGCTCTAGTTGCAGATCCGGGCAAACTTTCTGCGCCTGTTTGAAGTCCAATCCGCGCTTTGCAAATTCAGCTTCGAGCTTTCCATAAACTGCTGCGGCGCTGTAGCGATCCTCCAAGCCGAGATCATCCCGCAGTTTTTGCTGGGCCGCGATCACGCGCTCTTCTATACCTGCCGCCGCTTGTTGCGGTGTTGCTGTCCACCCTGTCGGGGCCGTCCTTCTGAGCGATGCTTCTAGATCTTTAGCGTCCTCCGCAATAGCTTGGAGGGCACGGCGAGACGCGACCCAGCCGTAGTTGTCAGTGAAATCCTGCGGTGCGCCTTCTTTTGTGAGGAAATACCTATCAATCACGGCATCAATATGATGCCCGTATTCGTGCCGCATGGTTGTTTGATAATCTTCTGAAGCGGTGTCGCGGTTTGACATCGCAATTCGAAGAGATGTCCCCTCATGCCACGCCCCACTGGCAACAAATTGGACGCCGCCCTTCAGATCCCCTAGCTTCTCGATCACTGCCATGCGATCGGGATCTGTATCCATGAACGCAGGCGCGACGTTGAGGCGCTCGTCGATGGTCTTATTCGCCCAGACCCGCCGCCGCCGTTCTTCGTCAGTCATCGCCGGGAGAGGAGCGGGAGCCGGACGCGGCGGCGGGGGCGGCGCGACCACCGCTCCCGGGGAGGGCGGAAGCAGGTCGCGAGAGATGATGCGCGCGAAGACCGCGCACCGGCATTGGATGGTGTTCGCGGCAAGCGCGCTGGGATCCCCGGGATAGAGGATAGGGCCGAGCGGGCTTGCGAAGGTTTCCGCCTGCCCGACGCCGCGCGGGTTGATCTGCGGGATCTGGACGTGCGAGTTCCGAACGTGCCCGTCGTTGGTGTTGATCCACGTCCTGCGCACCTGCCGGATGTCGATCTGCCCTTTGTTGATCATGTCCTGAAAGAGCTCCCACTGCGCGCCCTGCACGGCCCGGATGCTCTCTGTGCGCGCGATGACGTTCGCCCGGTATTTGACATATCGGTCGCGATACCGGTCGACCAGTGAGCGGATCTGCGCGTCGGTCAGCGCTTTGTCGTTGGCGATTGCGCGCCCGACGGATCCATCACTGCGCCGGTCGCGCAGCTTGCGCTCCAGCGCCTCCGGGTCGAGCGCGCGCAGCATCCGCTCATAGTTTGACACCGCCGCTTCCTGCCGCCGCGTCAGCCCGATGGAACCCCTGATCTGGCGCGCAATGGCGAACGGGTCATCGCCCGCTGTCAGCCCGCGCTGGAGCACCTGCCGGATCGTGTCGCGCGTCGTCTGGTCGATCTCGCGGATCCGCGTCGACGTCATCGTGATGGCGAACTGCTCAAGACGCGGGTTCAGCCCGACGGCGATCTCGAAGTCCGCCTGCGCGCCGTTGATCACGCCCTGCGTTGTGCTGGTGGCCTTCACGCCTGCGAGGACGGCCTGCTCGATCGCCGCGCCGTAGGGTTGCCATTCGGTCGACGTGAAGTGACCTGAGAAGGCGTTCTCGAGCGAGGTGAAGTCGCGCCGCTCGATCAGCCGCGCGATCTGCTCGGCCGGGACGCGGGTCCGGATCGCCTCGATCGCCGCGATGAACGCGCGCGCAATTCGCGGCTCCATGCGTTCTGCCGCCCGCAAGAACACGGCCACGGCGTCGGACGCGGTGATCTTGCGGATGGCGGCGTTCATTAGATGCTGCCCAAATCTGCGAAAGCGGGCGAGCCAAGCGGCAGTTTAGTGCGGAACGCGTGATAAACTTCGTATAAATTGTCGTCGCCGGGGAATAGGTCGAAGCATTGCCGCACATCCTGCAACATGACGCGCACGTATTCGTCACCGAACCGCTTGATCGACGCGATCGCCGAAGTGCGGATCCACCGCTGCGGGCTCATCTCAATGAAGTCGCGCGCAAACGCGTCGGTCTCGACGAACTCCGCGCCGTTGATCACGGCAAACTGCAAGCCCGGAGCGTGCACGATCATCGTTTCGCCCGACATCGACGCTTCGATAGCGGCCACAGTAAAGTCGTCGATCGCGATCCATATGCCGCGCGGGTAGACTTGGAACCTCATTCTGGAACCCCCTCGTCAAGTTGCGTGTCTGGCGACCCAAGCAGATCCGGGTCGATTGTTTTCTCTGGGAAGCCCGCGGCGCGCCGGAGCGTGTTTTCTGTGTCGTCGTCTGGGAATAGCGGCATTCCCGCGCCTGAGATGTCGCGCACGAACGCGCCCAGTTCGGCCAGATCCACCGGCGCGATCTCGCCAAAGCCTGCCTTAGGCATGACTGCCGGGTCGAACCCGTTGATCTCCCAGAGGCGCGGCAGAAGCTGGCGGTTCAGCACCGCTGCGATTGCTTCGGTATACCCGCTTGCTGCCGCTAGGAATAGGTCGGTCTTGCTTTTGGATAGGGCGAACGACCCAGTGTCGCCGCCGCCCAGCATCAGGAAGTCAGCCAGCACCGAGCGCGCGATGTTTTGCTGGTGGCGCAGGATCACATCCCCCGTCGGGATTGCGCGCGATCCTTGGGCAGTCACCAGCCCGAACTCGACCATCGGGATCGACGTCTTTGTGCCGTCGTCGTTCTCGTAAACGTCGGACGGGATCAGGATGAACCCTTGATCGTTGAACTTGACGTCGCGCAGGATCTTCTTGAACGCATTGGTGAAGCCCTGCTGCGCGGCGCTCGCGCTCTCGCCCAGATATTCGGACGGGATCTTGCCCACTGGGATGCCGTTCATCTCGCGCTCGACCGCGATTGCCTCGATCATCTGGATATGCGACGCATAATGGTAGGATGTGAAGGCGTTGCGCAGGATGGAGCGCCCGCTGGGGTCGTTGTTCACAGTCGAGGTGCGGAAGTGCAACATTTTCCATAACGGGATATCGGCGGATCCGAGTTTGAGCGACAGCGCGCTCTGCCGCACGCCCGTGATCGTGCCGTTCTCGTCGGTCAGGAACTTATCAATTGTCCACTGGGCGCGCGGCGCGAGCTTGCGGATGCCCCAGCGGCCATCATCAAACTGCGAATAGCGCGTGGGGTCATCAGTCTGCCGGCCCGATCTGGTCTTATAGACCACCTCGAAGACAGAGAAACCGAACGGGAGGAACGTCAGCACTTCGGCGAGGAAGTCGTCAACAGTGCCTTCCATGTCGTCAAAGCACTGTTCGACGAATAGCTTGGCTTCTTCCGCCTCTGGGCTGGTATCGGTCGCGTCGACGCGGAACTCCGCCGCGCGCAGCAGCATCTCGAACGCCATCAGGATCGCGCCGATTGTCGGGTCGTTGTCCTTCATCTCGCGGAATGTCCGCGTCGCGTTCAGCCCGCGCAGCTTCGGCAGGAATTCATCGGGGCGCAGCTGATCATCGCGCCCATAATTGCCCGCTGCGCCCAGTTCGCGCGTCGCAGTTGATTTTATTGGTGCTTTCATCAGACCGGCCTCGCCTTGTTGCCCACATGATCACCGATCGCGAATAGACCGGTCGTCTTCTGCCGCTTCGGCGCGACGGCGTTAAAGCCCGAGCTCGCGGCGTCCGCTTGGTCTTTATACACCGATCTGGGGAAATGTCGAAGCTCTTCTATGAAGTCGCGGTTCCACGCACCGGTCACGATGTCGACGTTGCCCGCCTCCATCTGCGCCGCCAGAGGTTCGGCGCGGGTCTCTTTGGATCCGCTCTGCGGCTCGATCCGCACGCGATACCCCGCCAGCCGCACCACGAAATCACGCGCCTGCGCTTTGCCGGCTTGCCCGGGATCTTGCGGAAGCGAGATCGGCACGTCGTCGCCGTCAAACTCTGCGGCGCTCTCGACCATCTTGCGCACGCCGTCCGGGCCGAGCCGCGCGCGCCGCACGTCCGCGATGATCACCCGGCGCGCCTCGACGCGCCAGCCGACCAGCACGCCTGCGGTATATGCGCCGCCCCCGTCGGTCGCCGCGAGATCCCATGCCCTGCACCAGTTGATGTCCTCATCTGGCACGGCGTCGATCGTTTGGATCTTGTCTACCTTGAACAGCCCGCCTTCGCGCGGCGTCGGGCGTTGCTCCAGCTGGGCGGCGGATGCGTAGGGGCCGAGCGTCTGCACCAGTTCGGCCACCGCCTGCGCAGAGAAGCGCGCGGGCCACATCAGTTCGTTGGGCTGCGTGCGCGGATCCTGCCAGCCTATCGACGTCGTGCGCGCTCGCGAGGGGTCATAGTGCATCGGGATCAACAGGTGCTCATAGCCCTGCTCTAGGGCCGCTGCGGCCACGTCCTCATGGTGCACGCGCTGCATGATCGTGACGAACGCGCTGCGATCTAGGTCGTTCACGCGGCTGGGCACGACCTCGCGGAACCATTGCAGCGTTTCGCCCCGGATCGCCTCGCTCTCCGCCTCCAGCACGTTGTGCGGGTCATCGATGACGAACACATCGCCGCGCTCGCCTGTCGCGCGCCCGCGCACCGATGTCGCCATCATGGATCCCGTCGCGGTGTTCGCGAAATTTACTTTCTGCGCTTGGTCATCAGATAGCCGCACGCTAGGGAATAGCCGCTGGTAAAGCGGGCTCTCCACGATCATCTTGGCGCGCCTGTTGTCGCGCGCTGCCAACGCTTCAGCATAAGACGCGCCGATATAGCGCAGCGACGGGTCTTTTGCCCAACTCCACGCGGGCCAGAACGCGCGCGTCAGCAGCGATTTCATCGACCCGGGCGGAACAGTGATCAGCAGCTTGCGGATCTCGCCCCGCGTGACTGCCTCAAGGTGCTCTGCAATCGCCTCGATCGGCCACCCAGTGACCAGCTGCCGCCCGGGTTCAAGCACTGGCCAAAATGTCTGCGCGAAGTAAAGCACAGACCGCCGGCAGAGCTCCGCATCAATTAAGTCTCGATCTGCCGTCGTGATCTTGGGGAGTTGCATCTGCGATGGCCTTTGACAGTTCAAGTAGCGCCTCAGTCGATACTTTCGATAGATCGACAGTTTGGATCGGCCCGCCAGCCGCGCCGGTGATCTCGACCTTTTGCGTTTCCGACCAGCGCATCTGCGTCTTTGTCCACCAGATCATGGCGGTCGTGTCGCCCTTCAGTGCCTTGTTAAACAGCGCGTTCGCAATCTTCCAGTTGGCTGTGGCCTTGCCTTCGTCCAGCTCGACGCGGAAGTGCTCAAGCAGTGTCTCAAGCGCGATGCCGCCACGCACGAGCAGCCGGATCTGGTGCTGCGGAAGACCTAGACCAGATAGTTTCTGCACCAGCACGCGCTCTGCCGAGGTTGGCACGAACGCAGGTCGACCCGACCCGGGCTGCGCCCCGCCAAACTTCCGCTTCTTTTCTGGTGTCGGTTTTCCTGCGGTTTCTGCCATGATGTCCCTCACCGGTATCCTGCCGCATGATACGCTAAAAGCGCGGCCTCCGCTACTCCGTCGTCAGCCAGCGCACGGAACTGCGATGTAAACGCTTCACCGAACCGCAGTCGGCACAGATCAAGACTGCCCTGCTTTTCCTTGCCCAGCCCTAGATCCCGTTTCCAGACAGCAGGCGTCACCCAGATCACAGTATCGGCCATCAGCTGCGCGATTGCCTCGACCGCGCCAGTTGCCCGGCCAAAGGTGAACGCTGAGACAGTGCCCTGCCCGGGGCGGGATCCGACCTGCTCGATCACGGCTTGGTCAATCTGGCCCAGCTGCGTCATCCACACGACCAGCCTGCGCGCATCGATCAGGTTCTTGCCTCTGTTCTTGATCGTCGGGACGCGCAGCCCAGCGATGAACGCAGGGGGCGCGCCGTCCCTTGTCTCGATCAGCGCGAGCCCTCCGCTTAGTCCGGGGTCGATACCTAAATAGCGCGCCATTGGGTGCCTTTTATGTGATCAGCGGATGGGCTTGCGTTTATAAGCCGCTTCCGCCTCGATGCGAGCGAAGACCGCCTCTTTGAAGGTAGGAAAAGAACCAAGCCGGTGTATGATACCACGCGCTTGGATTTGGGCGCGCCATCGACCTTTGATCTTATCAAAGCTGACCCCGACAGCGCCACTAGTGTTCCTGCCTCGTCTTTGCACGTCGCGCTCGTCAGGGAGACGCAAATTCTCAATCCGGTTGTCGGTGAATGTCCTGTTCGCGTGGATAATCTTTCCGACCGGCCACTCTCCGTAGTGCAGCGCCCAGATTACTCGGTGCGCGACAAAAGTGCGGCCATTTATCTTCCCTTGCAGGTAGCCCGAGCCGCCACGCGAAGTGAATGCCTCGTCATAGGAAGCGCGCAGGTGGGTTGGCATCGCGCCCCAGCTCAGCCAAAACAGCTTTCCCGTATCCGGGTCATACCGCAGGCGTTGACGCAAATAGTCGATTGAGGGTAAGTCTTGCTTAGTCATGTCGCACCTCTTGTTTAGGTCGATTGATAGGAGCAGGGATTGACGTTGGCGCGTCTCCCTGCCCCGCGTTCTTAATTTATTATCCTCCCCTTTGTCAACCGCGTTTAAGGTAGCTAAAGGCGCGCTCTTTTTGTTTTCCCTTCTGGAGGACAGAAAAATCCCGGCTACCCAAAATCGGCCAGAACCCCGGAGGGGTAACCCCCGCTTTAGCGGGGTTTCCCCTTAGGGTTCATACCGGAGGAGTAGTAGTGGATATAGTATAGGGGGGTGTGCCCTCCCCCCCCCCGCCCCCCCTATAGGTTTTAAGGGTTTCTGGCGCGCTGGTTTTGCGCGCTTGGAGTAGACGTTTTTGTGCACTCCCTCTGTCCTCCCAGCACTTCATTTGGCGCGCAGCTGGGGGTCATAAATACACCGCGCAAACTGTGGTGCATATGCCTGTTCCGCTTTCCGCGAACGCCCCAACGGGTAGGTCAGCCCAGCTTGGCTTTAGGTCATCAAGTTCGCCGTGATCATACCGCGCTGTCGCGGGCAGGATCGCCACCAGCTTTCCGTTCGGCTTCAGAAACCGCAGCGCATGGCGAACGTGCTTTGCGTAATGCCGCCCGTAAAAGGGCGGGTTCATGACAACCCAATCAAAATCGCCCGTTGGCACTGTCTCAAGAAAATTGCCGGTCAACACCGCGTGCCCGTGGACGCGACAGCGCGCCGCCCGTGACGCGTCAACCTCTATGCCGTAGCAATCTGCCCCGGCACTGCGTAAAGCGTCTAAAAACCGCCCGCAGCCGCAAGACGGCTCTAACACGCGCAGCCCTGTAATGTTGCCCAGCCCGGCCACGACTTTGGCAACCACCGCGCTGGGCGTCGGGTAATATTGCAGATCCTTGCTGACTTCAGTGCTGGCCTGCTTTTTTGCGTTCGGTTCGGGGGCGTCTGGTAAAACAGCGCCGTAGTATTCTGCAAGCGCGCGGTTTACATCCTTCAGCGTGTCCGGCTCAAAGAACAGGTGGCCGTTGCCGTTTTGAAACCGCTTCAGCCACACACCCCGCGCCGGGTAGTGCTGATCTTCTCCTTTAAAATTGACTGCGCTCCACGGCTTCAAAAGCGCCTGCCCGCCTGTGAGCAGTTCATCTAGCTCAGCATATTCAACCAGCGGCTTGCGCTGATACGCTGCTAGGGCGTTCAAGATGTCGCGCAGGCGATCACGGCCCCACGTCCCATACCCAGAAACATTGGACAATATAACGCGCTTTGGTAGCCCGTCGACGCCAATCTTGACCTTTTCATGCGACTTGAACGCCGGATCTAAGTTCGCGAAAGTCTCAGCCAGTCCGCGCAAAATTGCCGCCCACGGGTCTGCAAAATAATCACCAAACTCGATGCGGATGTTGTCCACAGTAAAAGCGGGCGGCTGTTCAAACATCATGTCAACCCTGCGTTTGTCTGCGGCGGGCAGGATGTCGGCGAGGTTATAAAGGCTGTAAATATGACGCCACGCTGACTTTAGCAAAACACGGCGCGCATCTGTTCTAGACACGCGTCCAGTTTCTAGGCGGTCATTCGGAAACGTGCCGCCAATGCAGCAGGCGGTTTTCAGGTCTGTTTGGGCCTGTTCAAACGTGGTGAGCGCTTCATCTAGCAAGTCGACCTTTGCGTTATACTCTGCCACAATCTCACTTGGCTTGCGGCGTCCCGTGGTGACCTCAGTTCCGTGCAATATGTAAGCCATTATACCGCCTCCCCGCCGTCAAGCATATTTTCGACCAGCGCGAGCCCGCCTTTGGTCACCTCGTAGGCCTTGCCGCTGTTCTTGCTTGGGCCCGTATCTTTGAAATCAACCACCTCCAGCGCGCCCATGCCGACCAGCTGCGACAGCACGCTGAGCACGCGGCCACGCGCCGCGCTCTCCTCCTTCGTCAGTTCCGCCTTGACCTTCTCATAGCCCAGATCTAGGCCCAGCGCCTTGGCCACCGGGTAATCCGCACGCGATGCGCCCTTCGTGCGGCGCTCCTGCGGGGGCAGATCCTGCAACACCCGCACCGCGACCACCAGATCCCCCATGCGTTCCGCCTGCGACGCTGGCGACGGCTTCCACGCTGTCGCGACTGCCACTGTGTCCTCGTCGTTGTCTGCGTCGCCATTGCCGAACGCGACCACCTCGACCTTGATGTAATCACCACCGAAACTGCGCGGCCCCATGTTCGCCTTTGGGCGTGTCAGTTCGCCGTAAAGCGGGCGCTCGCCTTCTGGGATGCCCAGATCCTCCGCATCCTTGGCCGTCATCTCGTTAAGCACCATCGACACGCGCGCCGAGTTGACGATGGCGCCCGCGCCCCGGGTCGCTGTTGCGGCGCGTGACTTGCCTGCATCGACCGACGCTTTCGACGCGTGATGCAGCAGCAGGATCGCCGCCTTGGTCTCGCGCGCCACTGATCGCACCATGCCCATGAGTTTTGCCATCTGCACGTTGTCATTTTCTTCGAGCTCGTGCAGTTCCGCGATCGGGTCGAGCATCACGACATCGAGCCTATTCGCGACGATGATCTGCTTGAGCACATCGACATCCACCGCGATGACCTCGCGCAGTTCCTGCGAAAATCGCGCAATGGTGATCTTCAGTTCGTCAATCGAAACCACGATCAACCGGTCTTCGATGTCGGCGCGTGTCAGCCCGTGGATCTGCATTGCCGCGTCGACGCGCTTCGCCAGTTCCTCCGGCGGATCCTCTGACCAGATCAACACGCGGCGCGGCCTGCCGACGCGCTCGCCCATCACCGGCTTGCCCGACGCGAGCGACAGCGCCCATCCTATCGCGAGCGACGTTTTGCCGCCCCCGCCGGATCCGGCCAAAACTGTAACATATTGCCGGATCAGCACATTGCCCAGCAGCCAGCGGCGCGGCTCATATTCGCCCAGCGGGCGCGGCATATGCCCGGCCACGACATCAGGCGCGGGTTCGTATTCGTCAACGAATGGTTCTGGGTCTGGATCGACGCCAAGCAGCCCGGCCAGCGCGTCGAGCACGGCGCGCTCATCTCGCGGTTTGAACCTGCGCATCGCGCCGTCCAGCGCGCGCTCCGCATCCTTGCGCGCCTTCTGCCATCTGCCCAGCGCTGCGCCGCCTGCGGGGCGTGCTTCGTCATATAGGGCCATCAGCGCCGTGAGCGCCGCGTCGTGCTCCATCCCAGCCAGCGCCCATCGCTTGGTCAGTTCGAGCGTCGTGTAGTGAAAATCAACACCGCTGCGGATCCGCCCTTCCAGATCTTCGACATCGACGCCCGACAGATCCGCGCCAGCATCAGCCGCGCCGCTGACGCGATAGGCTGTTTGCATCCGCAGCAGATCCGCAAGCAGCGCGCGCGACATCTCTGGCGGGTCGACATCGTGCACCACCGAATAGCCCAGCGACGGCGGCCAGACGACAAAACCGCTCGCGCCCCTGATGTCGATCGCGTCGGCAGTTTTGCGCGACGACACCACCGAACCGCCAGCTGCAAAGATAAAATGCTGCCCGCCGCTGGTCGTGCGGTGGATCCGCGCCAGCGCGAGTTCCGCTGCGTGGCGCGCGAAGAACGCTTCGGCCACTGGGTCGTCTTTCTTCGCGCGATCGTCGTCGATCACGACGAGCCCAGCCGCACCGGTCGCGACGCCGATCGCTGTTGCGCGATCGCCTGCGGCTTCCATCATCGCCTCGATCACGGCCCGGTCGCGCGTTGCGGCATAAAACCCGGCTTTGAAATCGTCGCCTGCGCCGTGTCCCCAGCCGTGGCGCGCGCAAATATCGCGGTTCAGCGCCGGGATCTTGTGCTTTGACCCTTCTTTATCGGTATAGACATTTACCCAGAAAATAGGGTATTTAGTGCTTGCGGTGATCGCGTCCGCTAGGAGTAGTGTTCGGTCGCTTACTTGACTCATGATTTCCTCGCTGTTGTGTATCCTTGGCAGGTCTGCACAATAAACCCAAGACTGCGATCACCGCAAGACTGCATGGATCTCTCCTCCCTGAACTAATCACCCGCTCCGGCGGGTGATCTTTTTTCGTTGACCGGTCTTGACGTTCCTTGCGACCGGTCTTACATCTTGGTCAACGAAACGCAAACACGGAGACCTGCCATGACAAAGATCGCCATCAAAGCCAGCCAATACGGACGCCGCCAGCTTAACGTCAATGGGCGCGTTGTCGCCATCGACGGGCGCATCAGCGAAATCTCCGCCATATCGACCGCGCGCTGGGAAGGTGTCGCTGGCGGATCCAAGTTTGTTATCTCTGGCGGCAAGGCTGCTGGCGGCGCGAGCAACGAATGGTTCGTGCAGTGGGACGCGCACGGCGATCATACTTTCAAGGTCAAGAGCGCGACAGAAGCCTGCAACATCATTGAACGCGCATAAAGAACGGGGGGCTTGACCGCCCCCCGATCCTGCGCGTATGACTGAGACCGGGCCGAATGGGCCCACGTAGCAACGTAAACCGAAAGAGACCTGCCATGATATTATTACCCCACCAAATCGAAGACGCCGCCTTCCTCGCATCCCGCAAATTTGCCGGGTGTTTTAGCGGCATGGGTTCGGGCAAGACCCGAACCGCGCTCGAAGCCGCGCGCCTCGTCGGATCCGACTGCATCGTCATCATCGCGCCGCCCATTGCACTGCGGATGTGGGCGCGTGAGGCGCGCGATCATCTGGGCCTGCCCGCGCAGGTGCTCAAGACCGGCGCGAGCAAGATCGACCCTCTCTCGCAGATCCTGATCATGTCTTACGAAATCGCCACCAAACGCATCGCGGAACTGATGGCGATTGCTTCACCGCTGGCGAAGTCGGTTTTGATCTGTGACGAGAGCCACGCGCTCAAGAGCATCAAAGCCAAGCGCACAAAAGCCATCCTTGGGTTCGGTGGGCTGTGCTCCGCGTTCGCTCATTCGTGGATGCTGACCGGCACGCCCGCAACGCGTTGGAACGACGACCTGATCCCGTTTCTTTTCCGCGCCGCGCCCGAAGCGATGAAGGCCAAACTGGGCGGCCTGTCGATCGAGCGGTTCGAGATCCGCTATACGATCCGCCAGCAAAAGCAGTTCCAAGGCGCGCGCTTCCCAGTGCCGATGACTGTCGGATCTCGCAACACAGAGGAATTGCGCGAGATCATGTATTCCGGCCCGGATCGCGTCGCCGTTCGGCGCGAACTGGCCGACGTCTGGGCAGCGATGCCGCCCATCACCTACAATCGGTATTCGATCCCGCTGTCGGCGTCGCCCGAACTGTCGTCAGCCCTGACAGCGCTTCGTTCGATGTCGCAGCATCAGGTCGAGGAGAAGCTCGCGGCCAAAGACCCCGCGCTGTCGACCATGCGCCGCCTGATCGGGCTGGGCAAGGTGTCTGCCGCTGTCGAAGTGATCGCAGAACGCGCCTCTGGTTTGAACTCTGACGCGGTTCTCGTCGGGGCTTGGCATACCGAAGTCATCGACGAACTTTGCGCCGGTGTCCGCGCCAAGGGGCTGGTCTGCGAGATCCTCGACGGGCGCACCTCAATGGGGCGCAAGTCTGAGCTCGAGGCGAAGTTCAACGCCGGTGAGATCGATGTTCTTGTCGGCCAGATCGGCGCGATGGGCGTTTCGCTGAACCTCCAGCGCGGCGGAAACTGCATCATCGTCGTGGAGGAGGATTGGAGCCCGGCTATCATGGATCAGTTTTATGCTCGGCTTTATCGCATGGGGCAGGAGAAACACGTTCACGTCGACACGCTGGAAAGCGAAACCAAGATTGACGATGCGATCCACAAAATCAGCAACGAGAAGGCGCGCCAGCACCGGATCCTAAACACGAAGGCAGAATAAAATGAAGAGACAAAGGACGTTTGAACCATGCCGGGAATGTGGCGCAATTCACGCAAACCCTAGATCGTCATCCCTATGCGAGCCATGCGGGCCTATTGTTCGGGCAAGAAATGATCAATTAAAAGCTGAAGAACGCGAAATACAAATGACCGATGAAGGCATGATCGAACGGCTGCGTATTTTGGGCGATAGTGACGCGGCTGAGCGCATGGCGCAGTTGGTGGAAGATCTGACAGCGGCGGTAACAATCGCAACGCAGGCTTTGAACGCCTTGCACGAAGTCCAGACGTATAAACAGCCTGATGACCCTGATGAGGAGAACGCGCTGACGATGCACGAACTAGACGCATTTGACTTTGATGTGAACAGCGCGCGTGACGCTCTGACTGAACTGGTGCACGGCACATGAAAGATTGGATTGACCTGCTGCTCCCGCCTGTTCTTGGGATCGCCACCGGCTGCGCCATTGTCCTATTTGCAAACTGGATCCACCTTGGAACCATTGTTTTGCAGATGTTTAACTGATCACGAAATATTTCAACCAAGGAGACCTGCCTATGACACCCGAAGACCTAAAGAGCGCGATCCTGCGGGGCGCTGATGTGATCGACGCGCGCAAGACGTTTAGCGTTGATCGCTCAAAATATCTGAACGCCAGCGAGGCGCTGTCTTGCATCCGCAAACAATGGTTCTCGAAGCACGAACCCAGCGACGCGCCGCAGGATTGGGGCTTTGCCCGGCGCGGCACGCACGGCGAAAAATACGTCGTTGAGATGCTGCGCGCATCTGGCATTGAGCTGATGCTGGCAGGCGATGATCAGGAGAGCGTCGCAGACGACGAACTGCGGATATCTGCCACGCCTGACGGCGTGCTGTTCAACGCATCCGGCGCGCACGTCGCGCTGGAGATCAAGACCATCGACCCGCGCACGAACCGCGCGAACCTGCCGCGCCGCGAGCACGTCGCGCAGATCCAAATCGCGATGGAACTGCTGAACAAGGTCGCCAAACTGGACATATCGCACGGGCTGATCGTTTACATGGATGCGTCGAACTTTAATCAGCTTGACCCCTACCAGATCGAACGGAACCCGGGGATCCTCTTTGATATGCAGCTGCGCGCCAATCAGGTGCTGAAGACGCGGAACGTCGAACGCCTTGACCGCGAAGGGCGAGCGACTGGCGCGTGCAAAACCTGCCCTTACGCGGAGCGATGCGGCGTGGATCTGTCGGAGACAAAGGCGTTCACGCGCTCAAATCGCGGCTCGCAGCTTGATGCGATCGTGCAGCGCTATGTCGAGATCAAGGAGGCGCAAGACGCGCTCTCTGGCGAGAAAGACGCGCTCGCCGAAGAGATCAAGGAAGAGCTGCGCAAGCGCAACACCTCGTCGACTATCGTCGGCGACATCGAAGTCGAGTTGTCGTCTGTCGCCGGGCGTTCTAGTCTTGACCAGAAAGCAATGGAGAAGGCGGGGCTTGACCTGACGCCTTTCAAAAAGTTCGGTCCGCCGTCTGAGCGGCTGACTGTAAAGCCGCTGGCGAGCTGATCGCCAGAACGTAGCAACGTGCAAAATAGGAGCACAATATGACCACATCTTTGACCGCCTATCTATCCTCTGCTGATCTGCCGGACATCTCCGATGATCAGATGATCGCCGCGCTCTCTGACACCACCGAAGAGCAACGCACCGGAACTGGGCTGAATGTCCAGTATCTGGCTTTCTCTGGCAAAACCGGATCCTACGCGCTGGGCCGCGACCGCACCGACGTCCACGATCAGCTGTTCGTGATCGAACCAAAATCAGTGGTTGAAGGCTGGATCTGCTGGAAAGCAAGCAAACCAATCGATCGCGTCGAATGGTCGATCTTCAACAAACGCGCCGCCGTCGCGGAGCCAGATCTGCCCGATCACGCGCCCTATAACACCAAGACGGGCGAGGGCTGGCATCGCGCACTGGGCTTTGGCTGCGTCTCGATGGACGGCGCGCAGACCAGCATCAAGTTCGTGACGAACTCAGTTTCTGGACGCAACGCGATCACCGACCTGTTGAATGAGATCGTGCGCCGCATGACATCTGGCGCGCCGTCTATGCCGATCTTTGAGTTCGCCGCTGAACAGTTCACGGCTCAAGGCGCGGTGAACTATAAGCCAAAGTTCGTGATCCACGGCTGGGCGACGCGCCCAGAGGTCGAGGCGTTCTTTGCGGGATCGACTGATCTCGATGGCTTGCTTTATGGTGTGGATGGCGCAAACGCCAAGCCGCTGACCCGCGCTCGCCGCTAAAACACCACGGGGGGCGCGCCAGACGCGCCCTCTGCCCCCATTTAAGGCCTGCCCCATGACATATGACCTGATCACCGACAAAGCCGCCCTGTGGCGCGCTCTGGCGCTGTGCCAGACGGCGACCGCGCTTGATTTCGAGACGACTTCGCTGCGCCCGATAGATGGCCGCGTTCGGCTCGCGCAGCTGCGCAACGAAAAGCTGCGCTGCATCGTTGACTTTGACCAGATCCCCGGCGGTTTCGCGGGCTGCGCAAAATTGTTCGAGAGGTTCGGCCCTTGGGTCGTGTTCAATTCGGGCTTTGAGATGCGCTGGTTCGTCGCCGCCGGCGCTTGCCCTGACATCGTGGATGTCGGCCACCTGCGCCGGGCGCGCATGGGCGGGGGCCGGTTCTCGCTTGCTGATATGGTGCGCTGGGATCTTGAGCAGACCCTCGCCAAAGACGAGCAAGTGTCGAACTGGGCCGCGCCCGAACTATCGCAGCAACAGCTCGAATATGCGATCCGCGACGCCGATGTCACGTTTGAACTCTGGGAGCACTGGAAAGCCAAAACGACAGTGGCGCACGACCGCGCCGCGCAGATCCTCGACGATATGACGCTGGGCGTCATTGAGATGGAGGAAGCCGGGATGCTGCTTGACCGGCGCGCGCACCGCGAACTGGTGGCGCGCTGGGAGCAGATCCGCGACGATCTCGCCCTGCAAGTGCGCGCGCTGATCCCCGAAACGGATGTCGTGAACCTCAATTCGAACCCGCAGTTCTCCGACTTCTTCGCGCGGATCTTTCCCGATCGCGTGCTGTCGGTCTGGCCGAAGACCGAAAAAACGAACCAGCTTGAGATTTCCGGCGAAGCGCTGTCCAAAATGGCCGGGCTGTTCCCCGGCACGCCGATCGAGGCGGCGCTCGACGCGCTGTCGCGCTATCGCAAAATTCAGAAATACATATCGAGCTTTGGGCAGACTGTGATCGACACCGCGACCAGATCGCCAGACGGGCGGGTGCGCGCGCGGTTCAACGTCGGCGCCGCGCGAACCTGCCGGTTCTCCAGTTCCAGCCCGAACCTCCAGCAAGTGCCACGCGACAAGAAGCTGTTCGCGGCTGACGAAGATCAGACCCGCGTGCGCAAATCGTTCATCGCGCCGCCCGGGTCGTTGTTGGTGTCTTACGATTATTCGGCGATCGAAATGCGCGTGCTCGCGCTGCTGTCTGGCGATGACCAGTTGCTCGAAGATGTCGTGTTCGGAGACGTGCACTCCGAAGTGGCGGCGGTGATCGCCGGGCACAAGATCGACAAGAAAACGCCAGAGGGCAAGAACGCGCGCAGCGCAGCAAAGGGCGTGTCGTTCGGCATCATTTACGGATCCGGCGCGGGCGGGCTGGCGCTCACGATGCGCACGCCGATCGAAAAAGCGCAGACGTATATCGATTTCTGGGCTGATCGATACAAGCGCGCTTTTGCCTACCGCTTCCAGATGCAGGAGGAGGCGCAGGCGACGGGCTATTTGACGATGTGCGACGGCGGCACGATCTATCTTGGCAAGCGAAACGCGGATTTGCCCAAATGCGCGAACTATCCCGTCCAGCGCGCCGCGCTGTCAGTGATGGCGCGCGCGATCACCCGGCACAAGACGACGCTCGACCAGCTGCGCGGATCTGGCGCGCTCGACCCGTCCCGAACGCTATTGCTCGCCACGATCCACGACGCGCTGATCGACGAGGCGCTAGAGACGCAGGCGGAGATCGTCAAGCAGGCGATGGCCGCCGACATGACCGCCGGTTACCTTGACTTTTTCCCCGGCGCGCCGACGGACAACTTGATCGAAGGCGGCGTCGGCCCGAACTGGGCGGATTTGGGATAATTATTTTTAAGACCGGTCTTTACATTCCTTGCGACCGGTCTTATATAGGATATACGAAACGCAAACAAGGAGACCTGCCGTGACCTTTTCATTCGCACCAATCACTTCCGAAACCATTTTGGCGGACATCGCCACCCTTGACGACGCAAAGGCTGTAGCGCGCGATATGCGCAAAACCGCAATAATTGTCGCCGATGCGCACGGCGAGGCATCCGAAATCGCGCGCTCTGTATCCGCGCGCTACTTTGATTTCGTTGACGCAATGGCCGAAAAATTTGCCGCATAATCACTGGGGGCTTCGGCCCCCATTTCATCCCGGAGACCTGCCATGATCCACCATTTCGAACCCGATCAGATCCCGCCGCCAGTGCCGAACGGCGCGCTCGAAAGCGCGAACGACGCGCTCCGCTTTATGTTTGGCGGCAACGCGACCTTCACGCTCCGCAGCGAGAAGACCGGCACGCGATACACTTACAAGATCCGCCAGCAAAATGAGGATGCGCCGTTCTTCGTCTCAGTGCTGCGCGGATCCAATAATGAGCGCGACTATCAGTATATCGGCTGCATTTTTGGCGAAGATCGCGGAACGCTCAAAGCCGGGGCCAAAGGTATGCCCAGCGTGCCCAGCTTCAAAGCGCTGTCTTGGACGCTAACGCAGCTGTGCGCGCACGCGCGGATCCCCGAACAGCTCTTGATCTTTCACGAGGGCCGCTGCTGCGCCTGCGGGCGCAAACTTACCACCCCCGAAAGCATCCTCTCTGGCATTGGGCCAGAGTGTGCAAAGAAATCATAAGGAGACCTGCCATGACTGACTTTTCCATTCAATTAAACACTAACATCCTGCGCGCTGCGCTGATCTGCACAAGCGACGAGGAGACGCGCTATTATTTGCAGGGCGTCAGCATCGAACCGAACCCGCGCGATCTGCGCGTCGTCAGCACCGACGGCCACCGGCTGTTTTGCGCGCGCATTGATGTCGTTGTCGATGTCGACAAGTTCCTGATCCCCAAAGACGCGCTGGCGCGGGCGCTGAAGGGGTATAAGCATACCCACCTATACATATCCCGCGAAGGCAATCTGTGGCGCGCTGGTGACGTTGTTTTCACGCCCATTGATGGTGTTTTCCCCGACAGCTGGCCGCGCGTCATCCCGCAGGATCCACCGGCGACGCTGACTGCAGCGCAGTTTAATCCCGCGTATCTGGCCGACATGAAAAAGATCGCGGAGGCGCTGGACGGGAAAGGATCGATTGCATCCATTTACCAAGACGGGATGAACCAGGCGCTGGTGACATTCGGCGCGCGTGAGGATTGCCTCGCAGTGGTCATGCCGCACCGCAACGACAATCTGCTGGGCCCGCAGGCGCGGCGCTCGCTCGTCCATTCCCTAATCACCATTCCAACCACCGCATAAGGAGACCTGCCATGTTGAACGAAATCCGCCGCGTTTTTTCCAAATCGACCCCCGCCCAGATCGCAGAAGCGATCTGCGGGCTGGGATGCCTGTTCGGGCTGCTCGCCCTGTTCTTAATCGTCACGCCATAAGGAGGCCAAAAATATGCAAGTTCCCCTGTCCTACCACCTGCCCGCCATGTTCGGATCCGCCGCAGAGCGCGCCGCGCTCTTTGACGACATCCGCGCGCGCGGGATCCTCGAAACAGCCGACCTCACCGGCTTTGTCGATACGACAGAGCGCGTGATCGAGGACGCCGAAACGCGCGCCGAAGCTGCGCGCGTTGAAGCGCGGCACGGCTTCAAATCTTCGATGTCTGCGGCAGAACTCGCCTCCGTCGAGGCGAAGATCACCGCCGCTTTTGACGAGCTGATCTGCCGGCATCCGAAACTGTCGGATGAACTGCGCGACACCTGCCTGTTGCTGATCTTGGAGGTGCGCTGATGGACGATGCAGCCAATGAGCGCCGCCGCAAAGCCCGGGAGCGCAAGCGCGCCGAACGCGCCCAGTTTGCAGATCGCGGAGTGTCCCGGGTCGAAGTCGTCGTGCCGACGGCCAAGGCCGCGCAGATCCGCGAACTGGCGGAGATGCTGAACGAACCCAAATCAGAAGGGGGCGAATGATGAGCATCCAAAAATCCGCAGAGGACATCACCCTGCTGGCCACACTACACCGCATCAAGCGCAAGGCTGACATCATGGCGCTGGACGCGCCGCGCGGGACGCTGGCCGCGCAGAACGCCGTCGAGCTTCAACTGCTCGCAGGCATTGCCCTGCGCTGCATCGGGGGTGAGAAATGAACATTCCCACATGGACAATCATGGCCCTGTCACTAGGTGGGCCACTCGAAGGCTACGGGCCACGGGTCGCGCTGATGTTCCCGTCCTACGCTGAGTGCAGCATTAGCATCAACACGCTGCGTGACGTGTTCGAGGCGCAGGGGCTGGACGTGCAGGGCGTACACTGCACAGAGACAGGCGCACCCAGCGTGTCGCCACTCCCAAAGCTGCGCCCCAGCGATTTTGATGCGATTGGGGGTGCGAAATGACAATAGACACAAGCGCAGAGGCCTTTAACCCGAAGTTTGAAGATGGTGAGGAGGTTTTGACCTTTTATCGCGGCAAATGGACACATGTGAAGTGGTCTGAGGTGCATATGCGGTGGCATCTTGGGCATGGGCTCCCGTTTCTGGTGAACCTACCCGACCGAGTATTTGCCCCTTTGCCCCCAAAGCCAGAGAACGCAGATGGATTCTATGACTGGAGGGGGCGGCCATGACTAACCCAGACACAAGCGCAGCCGCTGAAAAACTTGCAGACTGGTTTGGCGACCGTTGCGATGAATACGATCCAGAGTGCAGCACTTGCCGCGCTTGGGAGGCTTTTGATGCGGTATCCCGCGACCTAGAGGCCATGCGGGCAGAGCTGCACTTGATGAAAACCGCGGGCATTGTCGAGGTGGCAATTCGCAACCCGTCCGTTGCCGAATACATGTTCCATTGGGAAGCACGCGCGGAACAAGCCGAGGCGCGGGTGGTGGAGTTGGAGGCTGAACGCGCCGAAATAGGCAAAGCCAGCGTTGCGCTGCTGGACGAATTGGTCGCCTATCTTAGCCAAAACGCGCCCGCACACAAAGAGGCGCTTGCTGGGCTGAAAACTGCCCGCGCCGCCCTATCACGGGAGAGCGGGGAATGAGTGTCAATAGCTTTTGGAATGATGTCGCTGCCATCCCCCAAATTGCGCGGGGAAAGGTTTGGTGTCGAACCTGTGGGCGTGAACAGTCTGTGAATGGCGTTGGCGCTATGCAGAACGGGTGGCCCAAATGTTGCGGCTATACAATGACGATCGACAGCCCCACAGAGCAAGCAAAGGAACCCAAACCATGACCGCGCTTGAAACAATGGCCCCGACAATGCGGCTCCGCTTGGTTGATAAATCTACATGCCCGCAATCGTATACGCAGAAAGTGCTGCAACAGTGTTTTTTGGATGTTCGAACTGGCCATGAAGAATGGATTGATGTCCCGTTTGCTGGACACATTAGCGAGGAGACGAAAAATGCGGGTCAGTAAACAAAAGATGCCAGAGGGTAGGGTCGCCAGCGACAAGCCCAGCATGTATGCCATCAGGAGCGCGATCAGCGGGCCGCGCAAGAAAATCGAAGTCCCGGTGATGTCCACGCATACAATGGAGCGGCGCATCGCGATCGTCACAGTGCCGCGCGCGCCTTGGGATCGCGACTAACAGACCAGACGCCCGCCCTGCGCGGGCGTTTACCAATCAGCGAACGCCGCAAGCTGCGCCAGTAGGGCGAGGCCCGTCTCGCGCGCCGCAGGCATACTGTCGCCCGCCAGCGCGTCTGCGTGATCCGCTGCCGCCGGGCGCAATCGATCAATCGCGGAGTTGGTCTGCCATGTCGCGCAGCCGCTTAATGCGCTCGCCATCAGTAGCACCGCCGCCAGTGTCCGCATCGTTGATCCGTTCATGTGCATCAAGCTCCGCTTTCAGTTGCTGGTTTTCTGCCCGGGCCGCGCTGTCGCCGCGCCCCTTCAAATAAGCCGCCACGAACGCCGCGATCAGCGCGCCCAGCGCGGCGAGCCAGAGTTTAAGACGCAGCATCAGCGATCCCCCTCGGCCCACTTTTTAATGCGCTCGCGCATGATCCACAGGGCGGCCAGCACGACGATGCCCGCGAAGGCGAGTGCCACAATCTGGGCCGTGCCGTCCAGCGCGCCGACGGCGGCGATGCCCGCGCCAGCGCCCGATACGATCTGGACGGCGGATGCCTGCACGGTGGTCGATTGCGCGGCACTGGTGCGCTCTTCGGGAGGCTTTGCCTTTGTCTCCCACTCGCCCATGGGGTATGCCGTGCGGTCAAGCTCGAAGTGCGGCCCATCCTTGAATTTCTTCCAGTCACCGCCCCAATCCAGCTCAACGCCCAGCTCGTCGGCGGCCTTTTTTACCGCAGGGCCAAGCTGGTTATATAGCGGCCAGTCAAAAGCGGGCTTTCCGTTGGGGCCGATGGGTAGTAGGTCAACCGCGTGGCCCGTGATGTGGCGGCTGTTCATGGTCTGGGATGCGCCGCTGGCAACGAGCTGTTTCTGGCGTTCCTTCGTCCGTAGACCCTCGATCACCACAAAGTCCAGCGGGCTATCTTGCAGCGCCTTATCCAAAACAAGGCGCAAGTCAGGGTGTATGCCCTGCAAATTTTTCAGACTGCGAGACCCAAAGGTACGTGTCATTTCCCCACCCGTGAAATTAGTGCTTTGATGTCGTCGCGGATCTCGGCCAGCATCGTGTTCGTCTCGCTGCGCGAGCGTTGCGCGGCGTCCATATCTTCGCGCCGCTGGTTCCAGAGACGCTTGATCTCTTTGGTGTTCTCGGCGCTGCCAGCCTCAAGGCGGACGAGCCATGCGACCACCGCGACGAGGCTGACAGCGACAGGCCAATATTTGATGATCCCTTCCATCGTCAGCTCCTCACTGTGCTTCTAATGCGGTCAATCGAGCTTCGAGAGCGGCGATGATGGCCTGCTGCTCTTGGATCGCGGCGGTTAGCGTGGCAACCAAGAAGGACGTATCGACCCCCTGATACTCTGGCTTACCATCCGCATCTACGGCGTCTTTTTCCCCGATAACACAGTCTGGAACCACTGCTTGCAGTTCATGGGCGATGAAACCTTGGCCATCACTGCCGTCAGTTTTCCATGTATATGTAACAGGGTTTAGTTGGGCGACCAAATTGAGCGCGCCTGTCATGGGCTGCACGTTTTCTTTCAGGCGGTAGTCGGATGCCGTGACGTATGCAGTGGCCGTCGAGCTAGTCGTGATAGAGCCGTTCAGGATTTCGCGTCTAAAGAATCTAATCATAGACCGCGCAATGTTGTCGTTTACGCTGTTGTTGATATCCAAAGGAGCGACAGGATCAGTAACATTCACAGAAACTGCCCCTGTGGCCTCTACGTTAACGCCAATACCATCGAACACACCTAATGTGCTTGACCCACAAAAGAAAACAGTTCCAGCACTGTCTACCTTTAACCGTTCAGACCCAGCCGTGGATAGTGCTATGTTATTTGCTGACGGGAAGAAAATGCCCGTGTCCAAATCGCCCGTATTGGTTATGGACGGAGCTGCTGCCGTTCCGTCACCAAATGACGCTTGCCCGACAACGTCTAAAGCAGTGGCGGGACTTGTTGTACCAATACCCACGCCGCCCGTGCCCTTTGGCGTCAGCGCGATTGAGATGTTCGTGTCAGTTCCTACCGCCGATAGATTGACCGCGCCGCCGGTCGCGGAGTTGGCGATATTGAGCTGGTTCACCGCGCTCGCGGTCGTCGTGAACGAGATCAGCTCGTTGTTATTGCTGTCCGCGATCACAGGCGATGCCAGATTGAACTGGATCCCGGTCGATCGCGTCGTGAAAATGTTTGTGCTGGCAATCACATGACGGATCTGCGCGCTGGTCGTCGCTGTGATATAGCTCGTCTCCGCAGGATCGACTGCGACCCGCGCCACGTTGTTCGTCGCGTCGATGATCGCGACAGTGATCGACTGCGCGCCATCATAGAGCTTGACCTCATAATTCGCTGAGGTCGTATCGACCCACATCATACCTGCGGTGATATAGCTGGGCGCGCTTGATCCGCTGTGCATTGAGTTCACCGCATTGCGGTATGAGTTCAAATCCGTGGCGAGCGCAGTTCCGCTCTTGGTGTTCGGGTCAATCGTGCCAAAATCGTATTGAGCCATCAGGTGCTCCTTTCTCTGCCAAAGCCGATTGCTTGATAATCGAACGATCGACTAACCGCAGCCCCGGCGCTGTTGCGGAATATAACATCGAAGCCCGTTCGCGTCTTGTTCGAAATAACGTAATAGTCGCCCGTGTTCATGTTCTGCGCGGCGATGGTCACAGACCGCAGTTCGCGGAAACTGGGCGAGAACACGACGGAATAAGTGCCCGCGCCCGACGTGATGTCGTTTCCATAGTCGACGCGATCTGGCATATCAATGACGACTGTCAGCGCGCTGATTGTCGGGCTGATTGTGGCAAAGATGGTCTTGAGCACGGCGCGGAACTTGAGATGCCGCGCGGTATAATCCCCGACAACGAAGCGCCGCCACCCCTGATAGACCGGCGTCGCGCTGTCGACGATCGAGTAGTTTACTTGCAGCTCGACCGCCACCTCGTCGCCGGTGTCGTCGCCTGCAATGTTCACCAGCCCTTCAAGGTTGACCCATGTCGCCATTGTCGTCAGCCCGCCTGTGGTGGAGACGACCGCGTCGACGGTGACGCGAGAAGTATAGACCTCGGTGAGATCCGTCTCCCCGAACTCATAATATCCCTCGGTCGCATAGCCGACATCCGGCAAAACGCCGATGCTCGAGACCGCAGCGAGCGTCGCCCAGCTTGCCATAAAGTTTTGGCTCCGCAGGACGATGATCGAGCCGCTGCGATCGACATCTGTCATCGTTCCGGTCCAGAGCGGGTCTTCCGTGATCGTTGAGACGACATTTTGCGCGGCTGGGTCTTCTAGAGAAGCATTGATAAATGTCGCAAGGATTGATCGGTTGTTCAACACATCAATCGCCTTGATCGCGTAGGATCCGGATCGGCTAGGCACAGTAAACGAGCGCGCCTCTCGGGGGAGGGCATCCGAGAGCACTGTCATCGTTGTCCACGACGTGTTGTTTTGGTTTGCCGAATATCGGATCTCATAGCCAGTAACATCGACTGCTATCGACGGATAAGTCCACTCGACATAGGTGTGTTCCCCGATCGTGTTTAGGGTGAAGGTGTCGACTTGCGGCGGCTTTGCGGACGCGCCGATGACCTGATGGTTTGCAATCTCGACAAATGCGCTGGTCGTGCCGTCGTCTGGGCCGATCGCGCGCACTGCAATGTCGTAGTTGATCCCGCTCTCCACCGGAAATAGTTCTACATATGGGC